CTTTCCTCCAAGGTTTGCCAACATGGGATACCTTTGGTAAAGGATGGTCACGGCGGGTCAAAGAGACCGAGAAGATCGCGTTCAACATGGCGGTAGATTAATGCCTAATAAGAAGTTGTCTAAGGACGTCGCTATGGACGCTGTGCGTCTCTGGTACAGATGCAACAAGAGTTATGTTCTTAGTAGCAAAATATCAAAGATCCCAAGGACGACTATCCAGACAAGGGTAGACATTGCCAAGGTAATGTACCCTGAGATCTTCGCGCAAATTGAACTTGAGCCGTCCGCAGAATGGACATACCCACAGCAACTAGAGATCACATTAGATAATTGCGTTGTGATGGTTGGTTCGGATGCCCACATCTGGCCTGGCCCAGAGACTGTAATGATGAAGGCGTTCGTTGCTATCAGCCATGAGCTGAAGCCTGACATCATAGTTCTCAATGGTGACATCCTAGACGGAGCAAGGGTAAGTCGTCACGGTTCTCTATTGAATGCTCGTGCTCCTAAACTATCTGCTGAGATAGACACAGCTACTAATTGGATAGCCAAGTTAAAGCCATCAAAGCACAGGGTCTGGACAATGGGTAACCATGACCAGCGTGTTGATCACTACCTAGCTAACAATGCACCTGAGCTTGATGATTATGCAGGTCGCATCTCTGATAGGTTCCCGACATGGGAGTTCTGCTGGGCGGTCAACATCAATGGCGTAGAGATCCGCCACCGCTTCAGGTCTGGCATCCATGCAGGATGGAACAATGCCCTGCACTCTGGCATAACGACCATCACTGGTCACACCCATCAGTTGCAGGTGACAGCGGTTCGCAATCGCAATGGAACCCACTGGGGCATTGAGGATGGTATGCTCGGTGATCCGTCTCACAAGTGCTTTGAGTATGGTGAGGGAACCCCAAGCCGAGCGCAGCCGGGATTCCTAGTGTTGTCGTTCATTGACGGTGTGCTTATGCCGCCAGAGATGTGTGAACTGATCAATGGTGAGCCAGTCTTCAGAGGTAAGCACGTCCTTTAATAATCGTGCTCTTCGTCTAGGAAATGATCATGGGCTGCTAAAAATGCTTCTGGTTCAATATAGGCATTTACACGATCCCAGATCATTTTACTAAGATCATTACTACGTAGTGTCGTAGCCCCGTCCCATTCCAAGGTGTTGCCATCCCAAACGATTGCATCCAGATACCAAATGATTTCTGCTTCTCTGTCAAAGACAACATAGGCTTTGATGTCATAGATAGTCTTGTCTATCAGTGGCAGATCAAGTTCTTCGATTTCAATAATTGTATCACCCATCACTCTTTCTCCTTCAGTGCTTTTTGTGCAATCTTCACAACTTCCATAAGAAGCGATAACAGGTAACCCTCCGCTGCGGACATGGGTTGAGGTATTCCTTCAGACCCCGCATACACTTCATAAATTTCCCGAAGTGCTTCCCGCAACCGCACGATCTTAGCCTTTGCCTCGGCAAGTTGGTTATTGAGTTCAACGAGTTGTTTTCGCAAATTAGCCTGTTCAAACATCATCCAAGATAAAGGCGGTTCATTTGTGCTAAAATCATCGATCAGCATAGGTTTCTGATTAGCATCTGTGTTGCCAACTGGAGTCCTATTAGTCGTTATGGTGGGAACAGACGGATATCTTGGTGGAAATTCACGCATCTCACGCTCCCTTCTCTGCCGCTGCGGCCCATGCCGCATTGTGGTGTATGGTCATATCGTAATCCATCACTCTTTCTCCTTGAGTGCTTTACGGACCGTTCTCGTAATCTCTTCGCGCACCTTCCGATCAGGGCTGTTCACATCTTCACAGGCTTCCAGTACTGTCAAAAGAACTCCCCGCAACCGCTCAATCTCGTCAGCCGCTTCTTTCCACGGCCCCATGAAGTTAAGAACGCGCAACCTATCTACAATATCTTCCATAAATCGCTCTTCGACTTCTGGACTAGTGTATGCCATCACTGTACCTTTCTATTGTTCAACGCTTTCTCTGCAATAAGCCTAGCTCGATCTGCTGGCCACTTGCCTGATGTCAGACGCTCCAATGCCTCTTTGAATGTTGCATGATCCAATTCATACTTTAAAGCATCTTTGTAGTTTTCATGCCACATTGAGGCTTGTGCTTCCCAATATTGAGCGGCTGTCAATTCTTTTTCTTCCATCACTCTTTCTCCTTACGAGTTATCATGATTCCCAGTAGTAGAGGCGAGATGCAAATTACTGCTGTTCCAATATAAAACAACAAATCCATCATCACTCTTTCTCCTTCAGTTGAGGCCATAAGGTATGAATAACTGTTTCGTAAGCTGCATCGTATAATTGATTTTTCAACTGCCACTCCAATTCTTTCAAAACTTCCAGCAACTTATCGCATTCAGTTCTCGCATGATCATAGTGCATTTGGAGGTCTGAGTTAGCTAACCGCAACTGCTTAATTTCTTGGATCACACGATGCCTTATCTTGTATTGCTCAGACAATATGTATCCATCGTACTCTTTGAGTTCTTTAATGGCGTCCATCACTTTCCCCCCTTTAGTGCATTTTCAGCAATGTCGTATGCTTCCATATCTGACCCAGTGACATAACAGATTTTCTTCAACGCTTTCCGCAACCGCTCGATCTCGTCGGCTCCATCAAATGCGTTGCGACATTCTTCCTCAGCCCCGCAGGGCGTTGATTCAAAATTACAGGTGCAACCGTTCCGCAACCGTTCAACGATATCCATCACTCTTTCTCCAGTGCGTCTTGTGCAATTTTCTGTGCTGACTGCATCTTTGCAATCCGGTGAAGCACTTTCTTTACTCGATTGGTTTCTTTGATAAAAACGTCCATCAATTCAAAGGCTAGTTTCTTGTCTTCCCGTAGCTTGATGATTTCATCTGCTGCCTCGGCACACCACTCACCTTCTTGGCTCCAACTGATGTCAACAGTTCGCAGCCGTTCAACAATGTCAGTCACTTTAATAACTCCCTAATCCTGTCGTGTATCGTCATCATGACTTCGTTGTCTTCGGCATTAGCTTCTTCAAGATCCAATGCGTTATTAATCTTCACACGCAAGTCATCCATGCGTAGCCTCTCGGCAGCCAACTGGTTCTGCATATCCATGTATGCCTTCTTCCATTGATCCGTCATCGTCTGTTGTTTCATGTGTAACACCAATGCGTTTGTGGCTATCCCGACTGCCGTGCCAATAACTAGCAAAGCAATCGGGCCTAGTACCGTGAATGGGTCGATCATTTCTTCATAGAGTTGCGGACTGATGTAGCAATCTGGTCATCTAGATCAGACAGAACAACCTGCAACTGTGTTGCCTTCGCAGCATCCGGTAACTTAGTCTCGGCGAACTGCCCTGCGAACCCGACATAGGCAGCCAGATCAATCCAACTGTCCTGATGCGTCCTTTGGTTAGCAATCCTAGCTAGCTTCACAGCCATCATCACAACCGATACATCATACGCAGAAATATTTTTGCCTAGAATTGTGCCAGCAATAGTCGCCGCCCTTGTGAATGATGAACTCGCATCACCGTAATCCTGATGGCGGGCCTCTATAATACTGAGAGATTGAGTAAGAATGTCTTTGTGATTCACTTGCCTGTTCCTTTTTCTTTTGTTCAAGGGCTGATCGCCCTGTTGGTGGCTTGCCGTATAGAGTTACATCATTGCCCTCAGCTAGTTCCTTGACAATCCTGTCTCGCTGTTTCTTGAACTCTTCCTCATTCGACTGCGATAGGGATTGAAACTCTCTCTGTGGGTTGTCTCTGTTCTTTATGTCTTGGTTCACCCACTCTCCGACTGTGGAGTATGGTACGCCAGTGATCCGGCATACCTGTGCTTGTGATCCAAACTTCTTGAAAAGATCCAGAACATTTTGCCTGTCCTGATCAGTCCACTTTGTCATGCAAGTTCCTCGTAACGCTTGGAGTACTCTTCGTTAAGGGCTTCCCGCCATGCGACAGGCCAGTCTTTAACCTCGTCAATCAGGCCGACCTTTAGGTCACGCAGCATATCCTTGGTAGTCGCATCCCTGATCAGCCGCTCTACCTGCTTCCAACGGTCGGGGTTATCCTTCTTGATGCCATTGCTGCTTTTTGTAGGGGCAGTTGGAACCTCTGAAACAACCCGATTAGGACGGTCGATAGCACCCTCGCCATCGTCATCCGTTGGTGGCAGCATGAACAGGCTCATCAACGAGTAGCGAGAGGCATAGGTGATAGCAGAGCCAGCACCTTGGGCATCCCGCTTTGTCAGTGGTATCTCGAACCGTGTCGTCATCGACTGCCCAGAGATGTGCGAGATAGTAGTCGTGACTTCAAGACAGCCATGCTCGGTCATCCGACCTGGTGCCTGTGTTACGATCAGCCCGTTAGCCTGTAGATGCGGCCTTAATGCGTCAATGACGGACTCTAGAGACGCATAACGGTTCTTGAAGTGAGGATTGCTGCTGTCACGCTTCACGCCAGTCAGCGCACCCTGTACGCCGTGCATTGCAGTGATCAACTTATTACTTGGTATCTCGGTCATAGATCTACTTCCTCTGGGTATACTAAAATAAGATTTTTGTTTGCTATCTCGGTAGCCATAAGCACGCTGTTCCAGTTCTCTTCTGATGGGTAGTGATGATATCGCTCGATAGCCTTAGTCAATATCGTAAGCGTGTCTGCTAGATCGTAAAGCGTAATCATTATTACCTCCTTTTTGCTCGACCATTGAAACCTAGATGATAAAAAATCTCTTGTCAAACAATTTTTTTATGATAGATTGATTATGTTGAAAAATGAAATCAGGAGATAATAATGAGCCTTATCAACGAGTTAACAGAAGTATCAAAAATCAATCAGCGTTTTATGTACCGCAGAAATTCACGAGAGACATCTATTGAGGCAGCAAGATCCGTGCATCCGAGCCTGTCTGCGATTGCTCTCGAAGTCCTGCGGTACGCCTACGATCAAGGCTATGCAGGGTTCACTGACATCCAACTCGCAATTGATCTTGATTGCGAAACATCTACATACCGCTCACGCAGAGCAGACCTGACGAGACTTGGCTACATCGTCGATAACGGCAACCGAGTGAAGCACCTTGCTCGCAACAACCGCAACCACATTGTGTGGATACATAGGGATTTTAAAGTATGACCATTTGGGAACTGATCCAAGACCTTGGCGGGCCGTCATTTGTGGCCCGTGAACTTAACCTGACACCCGCTGCTCCGGCCTACTGGGCTAGGAACAATGTGATACCACTGAAGCAATGGCGGAAAGTATTAGAGCTGTGTGCATCTTCAAAGTATCCAATGACTGCGGAGAAATTGCTTGCCATGCACGGTTTTTGATGCTTGAATAACTACGCTGTGATGATGGGTACAGACCGAGGTAACAACCTCCCCAGTTACCTCGGTCAATCTTCCTAAAGAGTTCAAATGATACTCATTATCCAACGACCACCATCAGCTAATCAGTTGTTCCGTGCCGTACCTGGTCGAGGTGTAATCAAGTCAAAGATCTACCGAGAATGGTTGGCAGAAAATACTGAAAAAACAAAGTTACAGGCAGACGCATTTGAAAAAATCTGTGGCCCGTTTGAAGTAACTTTCGAGATAGAGCGACCAGATAAACGAAGGCGTGATTTAGATAACCACTTGAAAGCATTGTTTGATTTGCTCACCCAGTCTGGTGCAATCAGAGATGATAGTGACTGTATTAAATTAACAGCCCTGTGGAAAAACTGTGGAAAACAAATAAAGGTAATAATAAATGCAATCCCTGAGACAGACATTACATGAGGCACATAAGGAACGATTAGCTAGGTTCTCGGCAGCCGCTTATGCCCAACCAGTTGCGATAATGCAACCAGAGCCAGTTGCGATAGCGCAACCAGTAATCGAAGATAAGTTCACCGCCACTGACCAGATGATACGAGACTGGCTCTTTGTATCCTCAGACCCGACAAGCGAAGAAGACATAATTTTCTGGCGTCAGGCGTCCCCCTACATTCGCGGGTGTTCATGCCCAGACAAGCCAAGGCGCATCATTGCCGAGGTTCTGTTAAAGCATCGTGCTTTCTGGCGAGACATGACGGCTGGTCGTCGTGACAGAGAGACGGTGCTATGCCGACATGAGATCTGCTATCGACTGCGGCAAGAGACAGACTACTCAATGCCTAGAATAGGAAGGCTGCTCGGCGGTCGGGATCATACGACTGTCATCCACGGTTGCCGTCAGCATAAAATAAGAATGGATGCAGCTAACCGTTAGTGGTATTAAATAGTTGAACCCGCCCAGCTATGAACCGGACGGGTTCTTTACCAACGGTACGAGCGTTGGCAACAGAGAGGAATTTACCCGCTCATTGCCTCCGCATCAAGTGGAGAGCCTTTATGTCTATACCATTTATGCCCATATATTGGGGCGATTATCACGGTGATACACAGCATCTTACTGCAATCGAACATGGTGGATATCTACTCTTGATATCACACTACTGGCGCACAGGTTCGATACCATCTGATGCACTTAAATTATCCAGAATTTCCAGGATGACAACCAAGCAGTGGTCAACGCATGGGCCGACAATCTTGGAGTTTTTTAAGGACGGTAGACATAAACGCATCGACAAAGAACTGTCTTTAGTCGCTACCAAAAGTCAAAAGATGAGACTAGCGGCAGAGAAAAGATGGAACGCGACAGACACGGTTAAGCCATTGGAAACGTTGGATGAGCAAGATGCAAATGCATTGCCTGAGCAATCCAAAAGCAATGCTAACCACAACCAGAACCAGAACCATACAGTAAGAAAGAAAGTTATAGCACTCGCTTCGCGATTGCCTGACGATTGGCAGCCGAGTGATACCGATATTGATTTTGCAATCTCGCTAGATGTAGATTACCGGAGAGAAGCGGACATATTCAGAGACTACTGGATAGCCCAAGCGGGAGCCAAAGGGAGCAAAACAAACTGGCAATCGACCTGGCGAAACTGGATAAGGCGGGCATCCGAGCGGATTGCTACGCAACCTGCGAGAAAAGAAACAGCCATTGAGATGGGCAAGAGACTGATAAGGGAAAACGGATATGAACAGAACACAGGCTATACAATCGATCACGACCCTGTTGTCAGCCTACCCCGACAGCAGAGTTGACCGTGAGGCGTTTACCAGATTGGCAGCCATCGCGCTTGAAGATTATCAAGTCGAGACGTTGCGCGCGCTGGCAGATCCGAAGGTCGGGCTGATTTCCTCATGTAGATTTATGCCCTCGATTGCAGAAATGAGGGAATTTTGCCGCACATATGTCAACCCTAATCACAAAAAAGGGCCGCAGTTGCGCGTTGTGCACGATGCTACACCAGTATCAGACGAACAGCGGGAAATGATGCTTGAGAAATTGAGCAAGCTATCTCAGCACTTGGGCAGCCTTAATTGACCCCATGTGGATACTCACGGAAACCCCTATTATTTTAGAAAAATGCCCCTTATTATCTAACCTGGGCGGCCCCCGTTAAGGGCTATCTGACCTCATGTGAATGATCAAACAGGAATGATAAAAATGGAAAACAAGTACGACAATTCAGGATCTTTGAACAAGAACACCTACAAGACAAAAGACGGACAGCCGGACTACAGAGGAAAGGCGATGGTCGCGGGCGTCCGGTATCAGATGGGCGCTTGGATCAAAACAGGTAAGGACGGCGAAGCATTCTTGTCGATCAACTTCAAGTTGATTGAGGAAGGTGAGCAACCGAATGAAGGTGTGAAGCGGTATACGTCTAAATCCGTTGGTAGTGCTAGTGACTTGAATGATTTGGTTCCGTTCTAAAACGCATTAGAGCCTCGCCTAGTGGCCTTGCACGATTGCCCCGCTACCCTAGTACCACAAAAGAAAAGAGGGGCTTGCTTGCCCCTCTAATTCATTCCCGATATTTGATTGATCATCTCAATTCTAGATTGATATCGTACCAGGCACGCTGTTCAATGGACCCCCGGTCGAGATCTGTTTCATTGAGCTCACGTTTCAAGTCCATTAAATCTTGTATGAAATTTTCGACACGATTTAAGCATCGCTCTTTTTGCGCTTTATCTTTTGATTGCCGGGCGACATAGGCACTCCAATAAATATCACGCTCGATTGCCGTTATTTGTTTTTCGATTGTCATTATAAACTCCACAAAACGATTGCCAAGATGAATGAGCCTAGGCAGGCAAGTTCAAAGATATCTTCAAGAATGTTCTTAATCATGCCGCAATCCTCATTTCCTGATAATCCCGCACGACGAAAGCAGAATTGCTTTTCTTCAGTTTGTTTCCTTTTGCTTTTAGTCCAACTACTACGCCACCGCGCTTGTCCATATGCCGAAGGTCATGCTCATCGCCATTGATAACCTCAAACCCGTTCCATGTTTCTGGCAATTCATTCGCGAATATCACCGCTACATTGTGACCATTGCGCAATGCATCGATGCTTTCCGCTTCATTGTTCTCATGGCGTGATAGCGTCAAATAATAATTAGCGGGCAATTTACGATACAATCGCGAAGCATTTTTAGTGTAGTCCACGAATTGAATATCGGGAAAAATTGCCATGATATTCTTGTAAATCACGCCATTGTAATGGCACGCTATACCTTCCCATGCAATATCGGTTGAACCGTTTAGGCGCACGCATAGTTTTAAACCTTTTTTGTTAGCGTCACGGATACCGTTCTCAATCGATTTTATGATATCGGCCAGATAGTTTTTGCGGTCGCTCATGAACCGTTGCGCCTTATCGATTCGAGATTGCCGGACTGAATTAATATCGCGCTCATGCTTTACCATTGCCGCTTGGCCTGAGTGCCAACCTAAGCAATGCTTGATGCATTCAAGAGATGCGTGAGAGCATAGATTTTTACCGGATAGAGAATGCGGAGCCATGTAATGGATCGCATTATAATAACCAAACTCGATTGCTTTGATTGCTTTTGCGCTGTCGAATGAAAAGATCTTATTTTGCATATTATTCCCCTATTATTCCTGTTGCTAGTTTGATTGATCAAAAACCGTAGGTTTCCACACCTTCACGCTTCAAAAATAGAGCTTCCTCGCGACTAATACGGTAATGATATCTTGCGCCGAAGCATGGGCCTTGATCATGCAAAGAATGGCAAAGATCATCGATTGTTATGTTTTTATTCAGGACATATGCTTTGCCCGACAAATCCAGCCATTTCCACACGTTCGCGCGATATTCACTTTTGTTGCTATAGGCCTTAACTAGTTGCGCGCCGCGGCCATTTACTTCGGTTGCGATATAGATCACTGTCTTATTCCCTATTCGTTGTTTCGATATTGATAATTTATTTATCATTCCATTCGTTGTCAATAGGTATTATAAAAAAAAGATAAAATAATTATTCGGGAACGTAACACCTTGAAAACAATAAAGAAAACTAAAGCAATCGCCGGATTAACGCCTAGAGGCGAGACTGATTTAAGGCGTTTTAGTGTTTATCCATCACGCGCCGTCATGGATCTGAGCCTATCAATTAATGATATCCGCACCTTGTTAGCACTAGGCCTATATACAAGCGGAAGCGGGGTTGCATTTCCAACCTTGCAAACTATCGGCGCGTACACCGGACAAGGCACGGCTGGCAATCAGGCGGCATTGAGACGTCTGGTAGACAAGGGATACATCCGCAAGCTTCAACCTAAGTGGTACGCTGGTCAAACATCTCAATGGCTCACGGATAGATACCAGGTGCTCTACTCTAAGGATGATCCAGTCCCGACCAAGGAACAGCTACAAGAGTCGAAGGCTTTCAACGTCCACTCTTTGGAACAAGGTACTAACAGCAAAGAGGAATCATCTAGCAATCAAGAGCATACTGTTAGGGTTCAAGGGATTGAGAATTGTTTTAGGTCAATCTTACAAACGTATGGTGTAACACTCTCTAGCTCTCAATCAATCCCTATCAATTACCTTGTCTCAACTGGCATAGAGCTTGATGAATTCAAGCGACTAGCATCTCTTGCAGTCTCTCAATGGCTACGCTCTAAAGGCTCTGTACCTAGTGGTTTACAGCAACTCATCGACGCGGGCTCTTTCTCGCAGGCCACCCCTTCCCCCCCGCCCCGTCCGCGCTAGTACGGGGTCTCAGGCACGATTTTTTTCTCAGATTTGGTCAGGTGTTTTAGGTGTTGTTCATGAACTCTTCTCGGTTGCCCCTTACTCTTCGTGTTCTACGCGCTTATCAGCACGGTTGTTTCATGCGTGCCGGAACACGCATACCCTTGGGTGTTATTCTCTATATTGTGGGACACCCTTCGGGTTATAAGGGGTTCGTGTATGTTTTGTAAATAGTGTCAAGGGGGTTTTAACTAGTTATGAACAGGAGATTGTAGATAATGACCAGTGTTAGACAGTTTAGACGTGTTTTGAGTTCCAACAGGATGGATGGAAAGAAGGAGGCGGTGTTGGAAGAGTTAGAAATACTTGGCTCTTCCAAGATTACTGATGTGTTGTCGTGGGATCAGACTGGAGGAGTTAGTGTTATTCCCAGTTATGATTTGCCGGAGCATACTCGGAAGGCGATTAAGAAGATAAAGATCAGGCCGACCAAGGATGGCAACGAGATTGAAGTGGAAATGCACGACAAGATGTCTGCTTTGCGGTTGCTCTCCAAGCATTACGGGTTATTGGAGAACCTCAGTGATGATGCGCGGCCTACAATCATGGGTATTAATCTTAAAGGCCCGGTAGTAACCAATTATTCCATTACAGAAAGTCCGTTAGATGAAGAAGCCAATGAAGAGGAAGCAATCGCCGAGATCGTCTGATACGTCTGACGTGACTCTCGGTGGCCTAGAGCTTGATTTTACTCAGGCTCCTACCACTTGGGAGTTCCTGCATGACACATCGTTCTTTCGTGGATTGCTCGGCCCGGTAGGCAGCGGCAAGTCGTATGGTTGCGCTGCCGAGATCTTCCTGAAGGCCGTGCAACAGGCTCCGTCTCCGGTCGATAATGTGCGCTATACCAGATTTGTGATTGTCAGAAACTCTTATCCTGAGTTGAGGACGACTACTATCAAGACGTGGGGTACACTGTTCCCTGAAGACGTGTGGGGGCCAATGAGATGGTCGCCACCTATCACCCACCATCTTAAATTGCCTAGCCGTGACGGTATCCCTGGCGTTGATTGCGAGGTTATCTTTCTTGCTCTCGACCAGCCCAAGGATGTTAGGAAGTTGCTGTCTCTTGAGTTAACTGGTGCATGGGTAAACGAGGCACGGGAATTGCCCCTAGCTGTTATCCAAGGCTTGACACATCGTGTAGGCCGCTATCCAACCAAACAGCACGGTGGCCCTACTTGGCGTGGGATATGGGCAGATACAAACCCTATGGACAATGACCACTGGTGGTATCGCCTAGCAGAGAAAGAGCCTATCAAGGGCAGGTATAAGTGGTCGTTCTTCAAGCAGCCGTCAGGAATGGTTGAATGCACCGGAGACACACCAGGAGCCTTGCCAGCGGCAGGTAGATTCTGGACGATGAACCCAGAAGCCGAGAACATCGGCAACCTACCACCAGGCTATTATGAGCAGCAGCTCGGCGGCAAGAACCTTGACTGGATCAGGTGCTATGTCGGTGGCGAATATGTGTATGTACAGGAAGGCAAAGCTGTATGGCCTGAGTATATGGACAGCCTGATGAGCGTAGAAGCACTGGATTACGACCCTAGTGTGCCGATTCAGGTAGGATTGGACTTTGGTTTGACGCCAGCTGCAGTCATCGGACAGAAGATGAGGAACGGTCGGTGGCATATTCTGCATGAAATCGTGTCATTCAGCATGGGTCTGGAGCGTTTCGGGCAGATTTTAATCCATGATATCCAGACAAGATTCCCAAAAGCGCAAATATTCATCTGGGGAGACCCTGCTGGTGTTGCCAGAGACGGGATCTTCGAGGTTACAGCGTTCGATTATCTCAAAACACTAGGATTGAATGCCCAACCTACCGCATCCAATGACTTTATGGTGCGTCGTGAGGCAGGTGCGCTGCCAATGCAGAGACTAATTGATGGCAAACCGGGCATAATTGTGGCACATGACTGCCAAAGATTGCGTAAATCACTGGCTGGTGGCTACCATTTCAAGAGAGTTGGTGTCGGTGGCGGCACGGATAGGTTCAAAGATGCACCCAACAAGAACGAACACTCGCATATCGGTGACGCATACGGCTATCTGATGTTAGGTGGTGGCGAGTTCAGGACACTGACACGGGGGCACATGATGGGTAGATCGCAACCAAGATCAACCATAGCCAATCATGACTTCGAGATCTTCGCATGATCGTGCCGGATGACTTTATAGCGGAGTTAAATCTGGGCGATAGGATAAGAGTTGTGCCGTTTCACTACGGACACATCCACATGATGCGGCTATCTGACCTTGATCGCCGAGCAGCGTCGGCTTTACCTGACTTTAACGAGCGTATCCAGTCATATGCCGACGCCTATCCCAGCATGACAGTGATGATCGACAACAAGATCATCCTGTCTTCTGGTATATTCCAACTCTGGCCCAACACATATGAACTATGGATGTTCAAAAGTGACGACCTTGCCAAGCAAAACGCACTCGACCTGACACGCAAAGCCAAGATGTTTGTATCTTATACGACACAACTGTCCTATTTACGACGTTTGCAGATTGTTGTCAGAAATGATAATACTCCAGCGATGCGTTGGGCCGGGCTAATCGGGTTCAATTATGAGGCAACTCTAACGGCATATACCCCTGATGGTGTAGATTGCCATGTATATACGAGGTTTAATCATGGGTTTTCTAGCACCGCCGAAAATTGATACGTCTGCTCAAAAGGCACAGGTAAAACTGCAAGCTGAACAAGAAAAGCGCATTTCTGCTCAGGAAGCAGAGGCTGGTGCGCGCACGGCAGCGTCAATCAGAGCGCGTCAGTATGGCGGTATGCGTCAGCTTCTCAGCCCTGAGCGTCTCAGCCCTGAAATTGGACTATCGACAAGCCTGAGTGGGATGTCGTAACCAATGGTTGCCAAGAAGTACCAGAACCCTGAAGGTGGCCTGAATGCTGCTGGACGGGCGTATTTCAAGCGCACTGAAGGCTCCAACTTAAAGGCCCCCGTTAAAGGTGCGCCTAAAAGTCGTGAGGCACTAGGTCGGAAGGCAAGTTTCTTGGCGAGAATGGCAGGCGTTAAGGGGCCAGACTTCGACGAGAAGGGCGAACCGACCAGAAAGCTGCTGGCTCTCAGAGCATGGGGCGCATCTTCAAGTGCTGATGCAAAGAAGAAGGCGGCTGCTCTCAGTGCTAGAATCAAGAATATGAAGGATTGAACATGGCAGAAGTATGGGACAAGCCTCGACCAAAGGGACTTGGTGATAGCAAAAAGCTAACTCCATCACAGAAAGCGTCTGCTAAGGCGATGGCTAAGAAGGCAGGGCGTCCATATCCGAACATGGTTGACAACATTCGTGCGTCTATGAAGGGGAAGAAGTAATGCCAATGAAAAAAGGTTCTTCGCAGAAGACAATTTCTACGAACATTCGTGCTGAGATGAAAAAGGGGTATCCCCAAAAACAGGCTATTGCAATGGCAATGTCATCCGCTGGTAAGGCAAAGCCGTCCATTGGTAAATCAAAACCCAGTAAAGGGAAATAATCATGGCTACGATCCAGCATACGAATACAGCTACAGATGGAGCGATTGTATATACATGGACTGGTATGGCTAACAATGATGTCGGAACTGCTATCTATCTGGATGGCAAACATCATTTGACAGCACAGGTACTAGGTACATTCAATGCTGCAACAGTCGAGTTTGACGGTTCTATTGATGGGACGAACTTTGTCGCGTCTACCAAGAAGAGTGCTGGTGGTGCTGTCTCATTCACTGCCGCAGGTATGGCAGCGTTTGACACGGAACCATTATACGTTCGCCCGAAGGCAACTGGTGGCGGTGCTTCAACTAGCGTAACTTGCATTTTGCTGGTGCGTGGTGATTAAGGATTAAGTTATGGCAAGGATGAGCGTAGAAAACATTATGAAGCGTTCATCGCTTGCATCTTCACGCAAGGATGAGTGGCGTACAATCTATCAGGAATGCTATGAATACGCATTGCCACAGCGCAATCTGTATGATGGCTTCTATGAAGGTGGCGTACCCGGTCAAAAGAAGATGAGCAAGGTCTTCGATTCGACCGCCATTCATTCGACACAGCGATTTGCTAACAAAATCCAGTCTAGTCTGTTTCCTCCATACCGTGCGTGGTGCAGATTACAGGCCGGCAACGAGATCCCGATTGAACGTAGAGGGGAGATCCAACGTGTTCTGGACGCATATAATGAACAAATGTTCTCTATTCTCAGACAAACTAACTTTGATCTGGCGATGTCGGAATTTCTACTGGACTTATCTGTTGGTACGGCTGTCATGCTCATTCAGCCTGGTGATGAGTCAATTCCAATTAGATTTACAGCGGTTCCGCAATATCTGGTCAGCTTGGAAGAAGGGCCGCACGGAACGGTAGACAATGTTTATCGGAAACTGCGTGTGAAGGGTGAGGCAATCAGTCTGCAATGGTCAGATGCCAAGATCCCTGCACAGTTGCAGTCCATGATCGATAAGAAGCCGACAGAGGATGTCGAATTGCTGGAAGCCACTGTCTATAACAAGCAAGACAACATCTACTGCTATCATGTGATCCATGAGAAGAGTAAGTCTGAGCTTGTCTACCGGACGATGAAGGTCTCGCCTTGGATTGTAGCGCGATATATGAAGGTCGCTGGCGAAGTCTATGGCCGTGGCCCGTTGATCGCGGCTATGCCAGACGTAAAGACCCTTAACAAGACCGTTGAACTGGTCTTGAAGAATGCTGCATTGGCTGTTGCTGGTGTATATACAGCGGCAGATGATGGCGTAATCAACGTACAGACCATCAAGATACAGCCCGGAGCGATTATTCCGGTCGCTCGAAACGGTGGGCCACAGGGGCCAAGCCTGATGCCGCTCACAAAAGCGTCAGACTTCAATGTTTCGCAGATTATTATGAACGATCTGCGGATGAACATTAAGAAAATGCTGCTCGACGACACTCTACCGCCGGACAATATGTCCGCACGGTCGGCAACCGAAGTTGTGCAGCGCAGAAACGAGTTGGCACAGAACCTTGGTGCAGCTTTTGGTCGTCTGATTACCGAGGCAATGCTGCCAATCGTATCCCGCATCCTGTATCTTATGGATGAAATTGGCCTGATCCTGATGCCTCTCAAGGTGAATGGTCAACAGGTCAAGGTAGTACCGATTTCGCCACTGGCTCAGGCTCAGAACATGGACGAACTCAATGATCTGTTGCAGTTTATGCAGATCACTGCGTCTATGGGGCCAGAAGCGCAGATTGCTATCAAGAAAGATGCGATTATCGACTATATCGCTGATAAACTTGGCATTCCATCTCGATTGCTTACGACTACAGACGAACGTGAGTTGATCATGCAACAGATGGCAGAAGCCGCACAGCAGATGCAGATGCAGCAACAGGCCGCTATGCCTCAGCAACAAAGTCCTGCTGGGCCAGAGCAACTTAGCAATCAACCAGCACTTATGAGGGCATTGCAGTAATGGATTGGAACGATATTGATGGTGATGTTGTCAACGTTAAAGGCAAAGACCATCTAGCAGAAATGGATGCACACTACGCCCGTGTGTTCAGTACCGACTCAGGACAGATTATTCTAGCCGACCTACGCAACAAGACTATCGAGCAGCCAACTTGGACTCCGGGTGAAGATGCTTCGCATGGCTATGCAAGGGAAGGCCAGAACTCTGTTGTTCGGTTAATTGAGGAGCGTATAAAACGAGCGAGGACTAGATGATTGAAGAAGAACAGACAACTCAGGCCAGCGAGACCGCTGACAACCAGAGCCTGTTAGCAGTAAGTAAGGAAGAGGAAGTGGCGGCAGAGATTGAGGTGCCTCACCGCGAACTCACCGCACAGGAACTGGAAGCCAAACAAGCTGAAGAACCTGAAAAACCAGAGGAACCACTCGTTAGGCCGGACTATTGGCCTGAGAATTTCTGGTCAGAAGAAGAAGGGCCAGACGTAGAAGCCCTTGCCAAGTCTTATCAGGAACTGAGAACCAAGTTCTCTCAGGGCAAACACAAGCCGCCCAAGGATGGCAACTACGATGCAAGCCTATTCAAGAACCTGAATGTTCCTGATGATGACCCTATGCTGTCACGTTATATCTCGACAGCCAAGGAACTCGGGATCTCGCAGGATGCGTTCGACAAGCTGGCTTCTATCTACATTGAAGAGGCTGGTCAGGCTTTTGAGAATGTCACTGTCAGCCGTGATGAAGAGATCAAGAAGCTCGGTAATCGGGCCAATGATATTATTCAGGCGAACAACCAGTGGCTGACCAAGTTGAGCAGGTCTGTGTTGAATGAATCGGAAACCAATGCAATCGCCAAGGCATCTACCTCGGCAGCCTTTGTCTCTGCATTGAACAAGATCAGACAGGCATCAGGTGAGATGTCGATCCCGACTACAGATGTCACACCGGATACCGGAGTCTCGAAGGACGATCTGTACGCTATGGTCGGCGATCCGAAATACGGCAAGGACATGGTGTTCACACGCAAGGTGGAGAAGATGTTCCAGAATGCCTTTGGTGACCAGCAATACTCACCATAATTGACAACATCGGACGGATGATTTAATTGTCCTCCGTCCGACAATCATATCTTAGATACGACCGGATACTTAGTTGGGTGACCCGTAAGGACAATCACGAACGATTTATCACATGAAACGCAATTTGGAGATTTAACATGGCACAGGGTATTTCCTCAGCCTTTGTCACGCTCTTCGATGCGGAAGTGAAGCAAGCATATCAGGGGCAACGTCTCCTTGCTGGTCTCGTCCGTGAACGTCAGAACGTGGAAGGCTCAACCGTAAAGTTCCCTAAGATTGGCAAAGGCTCTGCCACACTTCGGGTTCCTCAGACGGATGTAACACCACTTAACATCACATATTCGCAGGTCACTGCGACGATGAGCGACTACAATGCTGCTGAATACAGCGACATCTTCCATCAGGCGAAGGTTAACTTTGATGAGCGTCGTGAGCTTGTCCAGGTTGTCTCCGGCTCAATCGGTCGTCGTATGGATCAGTTGGTATTGGATGCACTTGCTGCTTCCAGCACATCGTTGACTGTCAGCAATGACATCGGTGGCACTGACACCAACCTGAACCTTACCAAGCTCCGCAATGCAAAGCGTCTCTTGGACAAGAACAATGTTCCTATGGACGGTCGTTGCTTCCTTGTTTCGGCTTCGGGTCTTGAGTCCTTGCTCGGCGAAACGTCCATTACATCTGCTGATTTCAACTCGGTACGCGCTCTCGTCTCGGGTGAGATTGACACATTCTTGGGCTTTAAGTTCACCATGATCGGTGATCGTGCTGAAGGTGGCTTGGCAATCGACGGCTCGCTTGATCGTACTTGCTTTGCTTATCATCGTGATGCGCTTGGCTTCGGTATCGGCATGAATATGAAGACCGAAATCAACTATGTTCCAGAGAAGACCTCATACCTTGTAAACGGTATGTTCTCCGCTGGTGCAGTCGCGATTGACGATGAAGGCATTGTCAAGATCACTTGCCGCGAAACCGCATAAGGGAGATTGAACAATGGCTTTTTCTTCAACAGGTTGGAACACGATCGCTGCCAATAAGTCTGGCAATGCACCGTCTCTCTACTCCTATAAGTCCACCGACACACAGGCGACGATCAATACTGCTGGTTACTTCAACACAGTATCAACCCTCGTTAATGTCGGTGACGTGATCTTCATCTACGATGCTACGACTCCTTCGCTTGTTATTTCCTACGTGAATAGCAATGCGTCTGGCGTGGTTGACATCGCTGATGGTACGACTGTCTCGGCGACTGACACGGATTAATTCCGTTGAAACGCTGGTGCTAATTGAGGGGGAGAAATCCCCCTCTTTTTGTTTGTGTACGAATAATATATAAGGCGTTAATATTGCGTTGAAGGAGAACTCCATTGGCAACTGGTGATACCAAACTCACAATCGTCAACGACGCACTTATTATGCTCGGAACCAATATCATTACATCCTTTACTGATGGATCTAATGCTGCCCAGATCGCCGACCGTCTGTATGACGACATCAAGGCGATGGTACTCACAATGTATCCTTGGACGTTTAGCTACAAGAAAGTCCAACTAGCCCAGCTTGCGACGACTCCAGTTACCGAATGGAAGTACGAGTATCAGCTCCCCGGTGATATGTTGTCAGGCCCAAGGGCTTTGTTCATTACCCCGAATGCAGGTGCGCGTCCTGTCACTGAATGGGAAGTAATGAACAACATGGTGCAGACGAACTACACGTCTGTCTACATCGACTATCAGTTTGATGTCAGCGAAGATTTGATGCCTAAATATTTCGTTCAGTTGATGAAGTACTATCTATGCTGGCACTTTGCAGAGCCTGTAACTGACCAGATGAGTAAGAGCCAGTACTGGGCCAACATGGCTATCGGTTCTGGCGAGAACGGTCGTGGTGGTTACTTCAGACAGGCCACTATGGTTGATGGTCAGAATCACCCACCTCAGATGATCGAAGACTTTAGCCTTGTTGCCGTGAGGTACTAATGACCCGCATAATCAATATCCAGACCAACTTTACAGTAGGCGAAATTGACCCGCTGCTTCGTGGTCGTATTGATCTTGCACAGTATTACTCTGGCTTAAAGACGGCTAGGAATGTTGTAATCCTGCCACAGGGCGGTGTGCGTCGTAGACCAGGTTTGAAGTTCATCCATGCCTTGCCATCAAGCGCAGCCAACGGTGCGGTTCTAGTTCCATTTGAGTTCTCGACTACTGATTCGTATATGTTCGCAATCGTCGATCAGCGCATCTATGTCTACAAGGCTGGTGTTCTGATCACAAACATCAATGGCTCCGGCAATGATTATCTAGCCGCGACACAGCTAACATCAGCCAGATTAGCTAACCTTAACTACGCCCAGTCTGCCGATACGGTCATCTTTACGCATAAAGATATGCCAGTGCAGAAGATGGTTCGTGGTGGTACAGACGCAACATGGACAATCTCGAACCTGTCGTTTGATTACATCCCCAAGTATGCGTTTACAATTACACTAGCATCTCCAGCAGCAACGCTTACACCATCTGCTACGACTGGAACGATCACTCTGACAGCAAGTGCCGCGGTGTTCTCTGGTGCCTTGGTAAACCAATACATCAACAACACGATTTCCTATGGTCGGGCCAGAGTTATCGAGTTTGTAAGCACGACAGTTGTTCGGGCTATCGTTGAAGTTCCATTTTCTAGCACGGGTGCAATCGCAGCGAGTAGCTGGGAGACTGAAAGCGGCTATGAAGATGTATGGTCATCTACCCGTGGTTATCCCAGAAGTGTGACTTTTCATGAAGGACGGTTATATTTCGGGGGTTCCCGTGACAGACCATCAACTGTTTGGGGTAGCCGTGTCGGTGACTTCTTTAACTTTGACAAGCAAACGAACCTTGATGACGATGCAGTAGAAGCAACGCTCGACGTTAACCAGTTCAATGCAATCGTAAACATTCACTCAGGACGTGACTTGCAACTGTTCACGACTGGTGGCGAGTTCTATGTGCCACAGGGGCTTGGTGATCCAATCACACCAGGTACATTCCTTGTCCGTATTGCAACCCGCAATGGTTCTATTGAAGGCACACGTCCTGTTGGACTTGAGGCTGGCACGATCTATATCCAGCGCGGCGGCAAGATGGTGCAGGAGTTTATCTACACAGATACTCAAGCCAGCTACGTCTCAAACAAGATATCGCTACTGTCTGGACATCTGATTAACACGCCCGTTGATATGGCTATGCGACGTGCTACAAACACAGACGAATCAGATCTGTTGATGCTGGTCAACACAGACGGCACGTTTACTGCATACTCCGTGCTTCGCTCGGCAGACATTATCGCTCCATCGACCTTTGATACAGATGGTCTGTTCAAGGCTGTAGCCGTAGACATCAGCACAATCTATGTCGTTGTGCAGCGCACCATCAATAGCGTCGTACAGTTTCATGTCGAGACATTCAGCAATGATTTTACCTTGGACAATGCAGTCTCTGGTGGAGCGGCAGCCAACGTAACGGCTACTAACTTTGCGGCTAAGACTGTCAAAGTCATTACAGATGGCGTGGTACTTAGTGACGAAGTTGCATCATCCGGTGGTTTGGTTACGTTTGATCGTTCTTCTGTTACATCATATCAGGTCGGTCAAGACTACACGGTCACGATAGCAACGATGCCTATTGAGCCTCGGTTGCAAGTTGGCAATATGCGTGGGTTTAAGAAGCGTATTATTGAGGTTGAGGCTGAGTTCTATAAGACGCAGAATGCTTCGGTTAACTCGGTTGAAGTGCCGTTTAGGACTTTTGATTCGGCAGTGCTAGATACAGCGGTAGCAGAGTTCACCGGGTTGAAGCGTGTTGGCCCGTTGCTTGGCTATGATTATGAGGGTTCTGTAACAGTGACACAAACTCAACCGTTGAAGATGACATGTTTGTTTTTAGATTATCGGCTCAGCGTGAACATGGGGCAGTGATATGGCTTTTATAGCTCCAATCTTAGGTGCGGTAGGTGCAATCGGTGCATCTGGAACATTTGCGGCTTTGGCTGGGTTGTCCTCGGTTGTCAGCGCAGTAGGTTCCATTGCTGGTGGCCTAGCCCAGCAAGCAACACTGAATGCTCAAGCCAAGCAAGAGCAGATGAAGGCTAAGGCACAGGAACTGCAATACCGTCAGCAGGGTGTACAGGTTCTGGAAAAGACACTTGCAACGGCAGCAACAATTCGCGCCCGTGCAGGTGCAGGTAGCATTGATCCGTTTGGCGGCTCGGCAGCGGCTTTGACCAACTACGCATTTGGTCAGGGCATTGAAGAGAAGCAGATGACCGAGATGAACGCGCAGCTTGCCTTCCTTGGTGGAGAGACCACAGCAGCCTCATTGAGAGCGCAGGGAAGTGCAGCGGCAACCGCAGGGTTCATCACCGCAGGAACAACGCTTCTAAGCACTGGAGCTAACATTATGAAGGTTGGTGGGGTTCCATCACTAGCGACACCAGTTGCACAACCTTACGGCGGTGTTGGACGGTTTGGCGGCGTAATCTAAAAGGACTGAGACATGGCTGAGTTACCACGCTACAAATCATCAGGCTTGCAGGTTGCTGCTCCAGAGGGGCAGTTTAGAGACGTGTCCGCACCTATGGACGCTCTGTCCAAGGGCATGAACCAGATGACTAGTTTCTTCATGCAGAGCGCACAGGAACAGGCTGTTGTTGAGGGTGAGAAATACGGAGCAGAGAACGCCCCATCACTTGAGCAGATTGCTACCGCCCGTAAACTGAATGAACCATTGAAGCCTGTTGCAGAGCAGTTCACCTACTTTGGTAGAGCGGCAACCGAAACATCTAACAGGATCTTGGCAAAGAACATCAGTGCTGATGCTGACATGGCATTGGAACGTTTGAAATCCCAAATATCCAATGGCGAAATCCCGATTAACCAGATCACGTCTCAAACGAATGCCTTGATTCAAGGGTACTCAACAGTATTGAAAGACATCAACCCTGCGCTCGGTCGCAGTGTCGAAGCTGATCTGGCTCTGTCCGGTAACAGAATGTTCTTAGCTGCATCCAAGGCGGCAGCAGCAGAGGCTTTGGCAGAGCAGCAAAAAAAAGCGGCAGAAACAGTTGAGAAAACATTGCCAGCATCAATCGCCCAAATATTCAAAACAGGGCCGATTAAATTGGCAGAAGGTCTTGACCTTTCAGTTGAAGCACAGCTTGAAATTGCAAAGTCAAAAGCACTGAATACAATCAATTCGTTGCCTCCCAAGGCGCGGAAAGAAATGACAAATAAACTTGACGGGTTCATTGCAAAAGCTGCTGGGAACAGTATTGAAGAAGCCGTTGTGACAGCCCAAACATCTGATGAATTAAACAAGGTAGCTAAAGACATCCAAAGCGGGGTCTATACATCTGCAATTAAAGACCCAGGTGACAGAATCACTTATTTTAACAAGGTAAATTCTCGCATTTCTTCGCTAGATCAGGAAGAAGAACGAGCAAATATTGGTCAGAGAATAAATCTTACGAAACAGATTGATGACATTAACGCAAAAATTACTGCTGGTGGCAGCGTAACATTAGAAGACATCCCAACCGTCAGCGCGTTAACATCTGTTTTTAAGGACACGCAACTTGAAACGGTTTTAGCCGCAAGAACTAATATTGTGGAAGTGACTTCTGCCCTTGATAAAATTGCAACCATGCCGTTGTCTGAAATTAATACTATGATTAAAGAGCGTGAAACGGCTCTTAAAACTGGGCCTGTAAAAGGTAGCGAGGATGAATTAAAGCAACTCCAAATAATTTCTAGTGCTGTAGACGCAAGGAATAAGGCAATCCAAGCTGACCCTGCAACCTATGCTACGAAGTTTCCAGAAGTTGAACGTGCTTTTCTAGGTATGGGAAGCAACCCAAGCCCAGAAAACGTGCAAAATTATGTAACGCTATCAACTAATGCACAACTTAGCCTTGGCATTCGCCCTGAAAATGTAGCTTTGCTGCCGAAGGCCCAAGCAGATAACATTGTTAATGGCTTTAACAACCAAGTTGCCAGTGGCGTCAATTACGCTGACTATCTTATGACATTGCAAGACACATGGGGAGCGGCGTTCCCACAGGTCTTAAAGCAGCTTGGTAAAGATTTACCTGCTGAAGTTGGGGTTGTGGCATCTCTTAATGAAAGAGACCGCACTGCCGCGCAAACTTTGGCTAATGCCCTACAACCGTTGAACTTAAAAGCATTAAAAGAGTCCGTCCCGACAGACGCATCAAAATCAATTTCAAATGCCGTGGATACTGCAATGGTATCATTCAGGGATAGTTTGTTTAACAGTGCGTCTCTTAATGGCTCTGTTGAGTTTGAAAAGTACAATTCGGCAGTTAATATCCTAGCGCAAACATACGTTGCAAGAGGAGAGGCTCCTGCTACCGCAGCGCAAAAAGCATATGAAAAGGTCATAGGTTCTGCGTACAGATTCGGTGACGGGTATCGGATACCTATGGCTGTCGATCAAAATAGGATCATTACCACTACATCACTCTTGTTAAAAAACATTGAAAAATATGAAATCCAATCTCCAGTAAGCATTCTTGGGTTTACGCCTCAACAGGCAAAAGATCAGTATGTGTCTAGCCTAGTGGCAAACGGAAGATGGGTTAATACCCCAGATGAACGATTTGGTTTAAGACTTGTTGACCAAAACGGTTCTCCTGTCATGTTGGCAAATGGCAAAATGTTTGAGTTGCCTTGGACAGTATTGTCAAAGGAGTATGGTGGTATGGTTACACCATCTGGCGGCAGAGGAGCTGGGGCAAGAACAACGGAAGGTAAATTTGTGCCTCCAGAGTTGTTCCCATGACAATATTTACAGAACTCAAGTCTACTCCATCGTTTCTGGAAGAACTGTCAGTTGGCCTTGATTTAACTCTTGGTGCGGTAGCAGAAGAAACATTTGTCAGGAACCCGATAGCATCTGCTCTACGGGCGACAGACATGACGTATGAGCCTGGTTCCCGTGGAAGGATTGTTAAGCAATCTCCACTGATCCCAGCGGAAGACGCTCGCAAGAAGATTAAAGACCTTAATCTTGATTTAACAGTTCCTGATACTGGCATTGAAGAAGAATCGTTAAACTCTCTCATTGAGTTAAAAAAAGATGAGGTAGTTCGGCAGAGCATTATATCCCGTGGGCCAACAGACCTGTATTCCACGGTTGCCAAGTTCGGTGTGAGCCTTGGCGTGTCTGCTATGGATCCATTGAACATAGCATCTGCCTTTATTCCAGTGATCGGTGAGGCCAGATATACAGCGTTGATTGCCAACGCAACTGGTGGGTTCGGGAAAGCTGTTGTCAGGGCTGGCGTAGGTGCAGCTGAAGGTGCGTTTGGTGCGGCACTTATTGAACCTATCGTGTTGGGCGTGGCATATAGCGAACAGGCAGATTACACATTAGCGAATAGCTTAGAGAACGTATTCTTTGGCAGCGTCCTTGGTGGCGGTCTTCATGTCGGTGTAGGTGCTTTCTCGGATGCCCTGTCTAAGGGGCGGTCAATTCATACTGCCCAAGCTGATGGCAAGATGGCTGAGATACTATCTAATGTATCTCCTGCTACACGCAACTCTGCTGCCCAGTCTGCCTTAGCTCAATTCCTAGATGGCAGGAAGATCGACGTTGAGTCCATTCTTGAACTTGATCCTCGCTATGCAACGCTAAATAATAGATTGCTTGGGTCGTCTTCTCTTGTCCCGACCCGTGTTTCAAACGTGCCGTTCGCCGCTCCAGAGGTAGTAATCTATCGCCCAGGCATGGAACCAATCTCTATTGCTACACCAGGATCTGCAATCTCAGAGAGTGCAAGAACTACAGTTGGAGCGCAGACTGGGACTGGCGAACTAAGAACCTTCCAGACGGCTGAGGAAGCACAAAACATTGTCGATGCTGTCCAGCGTAGAAGCGGTGAAGTGCTTACTGTTGAGCAGTTACAGGATGGGTCGTTTGCCCTTAAAAGAGAATTTGCTGACCAGCCAATCCGCAACGGTGACGGAAACATAATTGCATTCGAGACAGAGCGTCTGGCTGTAAAAGAATCAGGTCGGATCACGGGATTAAAAGATAAGAACCTGACGCCTATTCCGTTTCTGGATAACGGTAAGATCAAGTTTGCATTGGTTGAGAACGCTGATCCTAAGTTTGTAGAGGCTGCCAAGGCTAACCCAGACTTGGTGTCTTTTAACATTGAAAAAGAAACGATTGCCAATACTGGATACAGGTCTATCCAGCCTACAGCAGAGCAGATTGCTAAAATTCAACAAGCATCCTTGGTTAGCTTCTCTGCCGAAAATTCACGGTTGGCAGATCCTGCATCATCTAGCTATGCAGATGAGCTTATCAAAAGAACATCTCAAGTTGCAGAAGATGTCGATATAGCCCAACAGCAGATAGATTACCATGTAGGTGTGGCACAGGCTCATGCTACCCAAAGAGGCACACCAGAAATGATGAACGAGTTAAAAGAGTTTGATGATCTGATTGTTGATGCCGATAACTTTGGCAAAGCTATTTCTGCCGCTTTTAATTGCCAGATCAGAAGGGGCATATAATGGAACCGAATAAGTGCATATCAGAAGCGTCTGCTGCTCTCGGTCGCCAACTTACTGATGATGAGGCCATCTCGCTTTTTACTGAAGTCCAGAAAAAGATAAAAGAAGCGGGAGCAACTGCTGGCCCGTTTGATGAGGCTATCCGCGCAGCAGGTGAAAAGTATGCCAAGGAAGTAAGCAAGGCTGCTCGTATTGAAAAGCGTAATGCTGCTATTGCTTTGAAGCTCAGAATTGAAACACTTGACTTTGTTAAGACCCAATGTGCTAACGACTACGCTGGTGGCCTAGAGGCTGCATTAGTCGGGGTTAACAAGGCTGCTTTAGGTTCTCGCTTTAGCGCGGCAGCCCAATAGAACGCCTTAGCCAAAAACTATCTTTCAGGGTTAGTCTATGACCTTGAAAAAGCAAATGTATTGAAACTGCTGACCAACAAGCAATCAGACCGTGAAATTTCCAAAGCACTATGGTCGATTGATAACCCTGCTTCCCCTGCATATGCTGGCCCAGTAGAGATAAAGAAGCTGGCTGACATCCTTCATAAGTGGCAGGAAGTAACAAGAATTGATTACAACAATGCTGGGGCCGATATTGGTAAATTAGCCGGATATATCGTTCGGCAATCGCATGATGTGTCTAAAATAAGGAAGTCTGGTCAAGCCAAGTGGGTGCAAGAGATTTTGCCCAAGCTCGACGTAGCACGAACATTTGAACCTGGCGATAACCCAGCAGACATTCTTGGTAAGATTTACAACAACTTTGTAAGCGGAAGCCATCTTAGAACCTCGGAAGAAATCACTGGGTTTAAGGGTGGCACTGCAAATCTAGCTAAGAAAGCTAGTGCTGATCGGGTTTTGCATTTTAAAGATTCTGATTCGTGGTTTGACTACAATGCAGACTACGGGGTTGGTGGCATATCAGACGCTGTAATAAGGCAGATGAATGTTGCTGCTCAGAACGTCAGCTTGATGCGGACGCTCGGCCCAAACCCACGGGACAACTACAACCGCATTGTGACTATGCTAGAAGCCGGATTAAAAAATGATCCTGAGCAACTGAAAAAGTTTCAACAAGCAACTGGTAAAAACGGATTTCTGGAACGAAGGTTTGCAGAGATAGACGGCTCTGTAACAATACCTAATCACGATCTGATGGCAGAGATCAGTTCTGGCATTCGTGGCGTCCAAGCCATGTCTAAGCTAGGCGCGGCAGTTGTTTCGTCGATTACGGATATTCCGGCTGTAATGACAGAGCTTCGTTACCAAGGCTTTGACATGACGGAAGCCATGTATGAATCCATTGCTGGCTTAATCAAAGGACAGAATAGAGCAAATCTGGCAGACATAGATGCAGGTCTAGGCATTGTGTTTGACTCGGTGATTGGCAGAATTTCTAGCAGGTTTGAAGCTGGCGATAATTTGCCAGGCGTTATGTCTAAAATGCAACAACTGTTTTTTAAGTTGAATGGTTTGACTTGGTGGACTGACACTCTAAGGGCAACATCTACTCGCCTTATGTCTCACTTTGCGGCTAGAAACAAAAACCTACCATTTGATAAACTGAATCCAGATACAAGCCGTGTTTATGGACTGTACGGTATCGACGCAGAAAAATGGGACATGATGCGTCAAACGGTAACAAAGGGTGCAGATGGTAGAGAATATCTACTTGCCAGAGAAATCAGGAATCTGCCTGATAATATTTTTGTTTCCTATCTTGAAGCCAGAAATATGAAGGCAAGTGATACAGCTATTGCCAGCCTTAAAGATGAGGTTGAGTCCCAATGGATGACGTATTTTGATGACCGTGCTGGGTTTGCGGTGCTTGAGCCGGATGCAAGAACTAAAGCCATAATGAACCAAGGCCATGCACCAGGCACACCAACTGGCGAGCTGCTTAGATTTATAGGTCAGTTCAAGGGCTTCCCGATTGCCTTTGTCCAGAAGGTTATGGGTCGTGAGGTCTACGGTCGTGGAGCAGATCCGAGTGCAGGTTTGATTGCCGCATTAAAGAATGGCAATGGCGAGGCTATGGGTCTGGCTCAGGTAATCCTCTGGTCTACCATATTTGGTTATGGTGCAATGACAGCCAAGGAAATCATCAAAGGCAAGATGCCTCGCAAACCTGAGACGGCAGAAGAGTACGCCAAACTAATCCAAGCATCCATGCTTCAAGGCGGTGGTGCTGGTATCTTTGGTGACTTCTTGTTCGGAGAAATGACAAACCGTTATGGTGCTGGGCCAATTTCATCTTTGCTAGGGCCGACATTCGCAACGGCAGACAGCATAGCTGATCTATATGGTCGCGCTAAAAAAGGCGATGACGTAGCGGCTGCAACTGTTAAGTTGATTATCAGCAACACGCCGGGTGCAAACATATTCTATGCAAGGGCTATGCTTGATTATCTTGTCATCTACCGAGTTCAAGAAGCCCTTAATCCAGGGTATCTAAAACGTATGGAAGATAGGGTTAAAAAAGAACAGAACCAAACATTCTTTGTGCCTCCTTCTGAAATTATTCAATGAGATTGAGCAACAAGACCGTGTAGTGTATAAGGTGCAAATCGAGCGAGGTGATCTATGGCTGATTATAATATTACCGCAGTAACCCGTAGGGTTGTCTACACCGGATCTGCTGGTGTCGGCCCTTATGCGTTCACGTTTCCAGTCATCAGCCAGACAGACATTGCTGTCTATAAGAACTCGACTAAATTAATTCTTACAACAGATTACACCGTGACGGTCAGTTCGGCTAACGGCACTGGGTCTGTGACTCTAGTGGTTGCTGCTACAAGTGCTGATCGTATTGTTATTATCGGTGCAAGGGCTATCGAGCGCACCACAGACTTCGTGACCGCTGGTGACTTGAAAGCCTCGTCTCTCAATGAGCAGTTGGATGCCTCTATCATTCTGATCCAGCAGCTTGCTGAAGAGAACAAGCGTACTCTGAAGGCTCCACAGTATGATGCGGCAGCGGTCGAGGACGGTGGAAATGTTAACATGGTTCTGCCTGTACAAGCAGACCGCGCTGGAAAGACATTAGCATTTGACTCAAATGGCAATCCGGTTGTTGTAGGCAGCTCATTTGGTTCTGGATTTGTTACTATAACATCAGGCACTGGTGCAGCTTCAATACCTGCCAGCACGACAGCAAATCGTCCTACACCCGCTGTCGGTTATTTTAGGTTTAATACTGATCTAAATCAATTTGAAGGCTACAACGGTACTTCTTGGGGTGCTGTCGGTGGCGGTGCTACAGGTGGTGGCAATGATGAGATTTTCCATGAAAACGACCAGATTGTAACAGCCGATTACACAATAGGCACAGGCTCTGCAACTAGTAAGAACGCAGGAACATTCGGCCCAATCACGGTAAACAGCGGTATCACGGTTACCGTTCCTTCCGGTAGCACATGGTCGATAGTATGATGAACATTATTTTGGAGACTGTCTGATGCCTGTAAAACTCAATGGCTCAACATCTGGATCGGTAACACTTACTGCCCCTGCTGTTGCCGGAACCAACACGCTCACGCTTCCTGCTGTGACTGACACGCTTGTAGGTCTAGCCGCTACGCAGACGCTAACAGGAAAGACATTAACTAGCCCAACAATTACGGGTGCTGTTGTGTCTTCAATGGGTAGTAGCGTACTTACATCTGGAACAGCACAAGCATCTACGTCCGGCACTAGCATTGACTTTACTGGCATACCGTCGTGGGTAAAACGTATTACGGTGATGTTTGATGGGGTAAGTGTGAGTGGAACAAGTCCCCAGTTAATCCAACTTGGTGATTCTGGCGGGATTGAAATTACTGGGTACTTGGGTGCGGCTTCAACAAGTTCTGGAACCGGAACAAACAACGCTAACTACACCACAGGGTTTGGTTTAAGTGGACTTTCAGCTCCCTCGGCAGCTCAAACATCCCACGGCTCTGTGACAATAACTGCGTTAGACCCTGCCACTAATTTATGGGCGTGTGCTGGCGTTTTGGGGCTTTCAAGCTCGGCGGGAGTAACCCAAATTGGAGCTACAAAAACTCTTTCCGGCACACTTACTCAAATTCGCATAACTACAGTTGGCGGCACAAATACCTTCGACGCTGGCACCATCAACATTATGTACGAGTGAGGCACACATGACCATAACCATAAACGGCACTACAGGCATTGCCGGAGTTGATGGCTCCGCTGCCACTCCATCCGTACAGGGTGGCGACACCAACACGGGTGTTTTCTACGGCACAGATATCGTAGCCATCTCGACGGGTGGCACGGAACGTATGCGTGTTAATGCGTCTGGTCAGGCAGAGTTCACGGCTGGAACAGCGGCTCTTCCTGCAATTACTGCGACTGGCGACACCAACACGGGTATCTTCTTTTCAGCAGCCGACACGATTGATTTTGCTGAGGGTGGTGTTGCTACTGGGCAGTTTGATTCAAGCGGAAACTTTAAGTTCAACTCCGGCTACGGCTCCGCAGCGGTGGCATACGGCTGTCGTGCGTGGGTGAACTTTGATGGCACGACCAACACGGCTGGGTTCTGTACTATCCGTGGTAGTGGCAATGTTACGAGCGTTACCGACAACGGCATTGGCAATTACACTATTAATTTTGCTAATGCAATGCCAGATGTAAACTATGCAACTGTTGGTAGCGTATGGAACACAGTTGATAATGGGTCAACAACACAATATTCAACTGCCCGTGTTGCTGGTATTGATATTAAAGGTGCTTCTGGTATTTCAACTGGATCAGTGGCTGTAATAACAAAAGCCACCGCAACTGATACATCAGTTGGAAACGTAATTGATTTTTCCGGCGTGTTTGTTTCCATCTTCCGCTAAAAGGATAACCCAATGAACCGCATCATATACCCAAACGACGACGGTGGAGTATCCATCATCATCCCCGCTCCAGAGGCTCTTGAGACGATGACCATTGAGGAAATCGCTGCCAAGGACGTACCTGCTGGTAAGCCATTCAAGATTGTAGATGTGTCCGACATTCCATCTGACCGCACATTCCGCAATGCGTGGGAGTATTCTGCATGATCACGATCAATATCGACAAGGCCAAGGACATCACGAAGCAGCGTCTACGGGCAGAGCGTGAGCCACTACTCGCCGCGCAGGACGTAGCGTTCCAACGTGCATTAGAGGCCAACGCAGACACCGCAGCCATCGTTGCCGAGAAGCAGCGTCTGAGGGATGTTACGTCGCTAGTAGATACCTGCTCGACACTAGATGAGTTGAAAGCCATTGAGGTAACGCCTCCGGTCGCAGAAGTTATTGAGGCAAGTCCTGTGGTGGAAGAAGTTATTGAGGTAAGCCCTCCCGTTGAAGAAGCCATTGAGGTAACGCCATGACCGGAACTTTAAAGACAACGCTGATCCAAAACCCCTCATCGGCTGATGTCAACATCACTCTAGGCACGTCTGGTGATGTTACCCTTGCCAAGAGTCCTGTGTTGAATGGCTCCACGTCTGGAACACTCACGATTGCCGCCCCTGCTGTAGCTGGAACTAACACACAGACCTTGGTGAATGTCACAGGTACGTTAGCCCCTGTTGTGTCGGATACGGCTGTTACTTGTGCTGGTCAAACATCAATTGATTTTACAAGCATCCCGTCATGGGTGAAACGTATTACTGTGATGTTTAACGGCGTTAGTACGAGTGGAACTTCTATTGTTCAATTGCAACTTGGTGATGCTGGTGGCGTAGAAACAACTGGGTACGCTGGCGTTACTGTTCGCTTGGGAGGATCATCAAACGTATATACCAGCGCATATAGCTCCGGTTTTTTAACTCAAACAGTAATGATTGCTGCCTCAACATATGCAGCGCAAATTGTTTTAACAAACATTTCTGGAAATATGTGGGCTATGTCTGGAATGACCGCTAACACGACAAGCCCAAGTAACGACTCTTGTTTTATGTGCGGCAACAAAACTCTCTCCGACACGCTTACCCAAGTCCGTATCACCACAGTCAACGGCACGGACACCTTTGACACAACACCGTCCGCTGGCACTATCAACATAATGTACGAGTGATCTAATGGAAGCTGACGAAGCCAAACTTGTAATTGATTCGACCATAGCTACGGGTGCTATCACAATGCCGCTATGGGTGACTGAGTTACAGGGTTGGATTGGTCTGGCTATCGCTGTCGGCGGTCTTATCTTGGTTTTGATTCGTATTGCTCTTGCGATTAGAGACTGGAACAGAGCATAAATGGATCCTTTTACGCTCATCGCAGGTGCGACAGCCATCTACAATGGGATTAAAGGGGCCGTCGATAGTGGACACGAAATGCTGGACGTTGCCGAGAAAGTTGGCAGTCTGTTCGGTCGCATTGCTCAGATCACTCAGCTAACCAGTGCTAAAAAGAAAAAGAAACTGTTCCAGTCTCAGGCAGAGTATGAAGCCGAGGCTATTAAACTTTACACGTTAAAGCAAAAAGCCCAGCAATTACAATTAGATACACGCAATCTATTTATTTCTGCATACGGTGTAGCAGCGTGGTCGTCGATACAAAAAGAGATAATTGAAATGAGGAAAGAGGCACAGCGTGAGGCGGCAGCAGCACAGCGTGAGGCTGAAGAGAACCGCAAAGACATGATCATGGGTGCCTGGTTAATCGGTGCAGTTATATTATTTGCCACAGCAGTTGGCATAGCGATGGTAGTATTTACCCACAAATAGGAGTCGTCATGGACATTCTAAAGGCATTCGGCCCGTTGCTATCCTCGGTAGCCCCTAGTATCGCTACGGCTCTAGGAGGCCCACTGGCTGGCCTCGGTGTCAAAGCCCTATCCAAGGCACTGCTAGGTGCTGAAGACTTCTCAGAGGAAGCCGTAATGGATGCTATGGCTACTGCATCTCCAGAGCAGTTAGCTGCCGTGAAAAAGATCGACGCTGATTTTAAGGTGCAGATGAAAGCCTTGGACATTGACCTGGAGCGAATCGCTGTTGACGACCGTAAATCTGCCCGTGATATGCAGAAAGAAACCAGAGACTGGATACCCAGAGCCTTAGCAGTGTCAGTGACCGCAGGGTTCTTTGCTATCCTGATTTATATGCTTGTTTACGGGCTGCCGACAACAGGCAACGAGGCACTGTTGTTGTTGCTCGGTGCGCTACAGACTGCATGGGGCGGCATCATTGCTTTCTATTTTGGGTCGTCATCTGGCAGTCAGAAAAAAGATGCTATGATCTATAACTCAACTCCAAAGGAGTGACCCGTGGAAGATAATTTTAACGAATCACTTGCTCATGTTTTGAAGCACGAAGGCGGGTTCGTGAACCATCCCAAGGATCCAGGTGGAGCAACCAGTCTCGGGTGCACGAAGCGTGTCTGGGAAGAGTGGGTAGGCCATGAGGTAACGGTAGATGACATTAGATCCCTCACAGTTGCCGACGTCACGCCGCTCTATAAGAAGAAGTACTGGGATGCAGTCCGTGGCGATGACCTCCCGAGAGGTGTTGATTTTGCTGTGTTCGACCTTGCTATTAATAGTGGTACTGGTCGTGCCAGCAAGTTACTACAAAGGGCTGTCGGTGTGGCTGCTGACGGTGCTATCGGCCCCGCAACCTTAGCCGCTGTAGCTAATGCTAACCCCAGAGAATTGGCTACCAAGGTCTGCGAGGCGCGTATGGCTTTCCTCCAAGGTTTGCCAACATGGGATACCTTTGGTAAAGGATGGTCACGGCGGGTCAAAGAGACCGAGAAGATCGCGTTCAACATGGCGGTAGATTAATGCCTAATAAGAAGTTGTCTAAGGATGTAGCTTTGGATGCTGTGCGTCTTTGGTACAGGTGCAAAAAGAGTTATGCCCTGAGCAGCAGAATATCAAAGATCCCAAGGTCAACTATCCAGACAAGGGTAGAAATTGCCAAGATAATGTACCCTGAGATCTTCGCCGAAATCGAAATGGAACCGTCCTCGGAATGGAC